GGGACTTAAGGCATAACTAAGGAGAAATCATGGCAACAGTAAACAAAGACTTTAGAGTAAAAGCTGGTCTTGTTGTTGAAGGTGCTAACGCTACAGTTAATGGGGAAAATATTCTAACAACTGGGAGTAGCACTTCAGACCTTACAGAGGGTACAAATCTGTATTTTACAAACCAAAGAGCACTTGACGCAACGTCATCTGCTTACGATGCTGCAGGAGCAGCAGCAACTGCACAATCAAACGCAGAAGACTATGCAGACGGTCTAGCAGCAAACTATGATCCAGCAGGGGCTGCTACCACAGCAGAAAACAATGCTAAGTCATATGCAGACAGTCTTGCAACTAATTATGAGCCAGCAGGATCAATCACAACTGCTATTAACGCACTTGATACAGACGATATCGATGAGGGTATAACAAATCTTTACTTTACAGATGCACGAGCTGAGTCTGCTATAGATGGTGCAACAATAAGCTCTCTTACTGTAGATACAAGTCTAACAATTTCTTCACTATATGATGGTGGAAACAAGATTTATTCATCAGCAACTAAGCAGTTCGGAGATGGTGGAGGAAACTCAATATTCTATGGGTCATTTGAAGGAAACGTTACTGGTCAAGTATCAGACTTGTCAAACCACGACACTGATGATCTTACAGAAGGTGCAACAAACCTATACTTCACAAATCAACGTGCTCTTGACGCAACATCAGCAGCATATGACCCTGCAGGGGCAGCATCAACAGCACTTGCAGATGCACAAGACTACGCAGATGGTCTAGCAGGAAACTATGATGCAGCAGGTGCTGCAGCTACAGCCGAAGCGAATGCTAACAGCTATACAGATACAGCAGTTTCTGGTCTTGTTGACAGTGCTCCAGATCTTCTGAACACACTAAACGAGCTTGCAGCAGCAATTGGAGACGATGCAAACTTTGCTACAACAATCACAACTTCACTTGGCGGTAAGGTAGAAAAGGCTGGAGACACAATGACAGGTGCTCTCACACTTTCTGGTGCTCCAACCTCTGACCTACATGCAGCAACAAAGAAGTATGTAGATGATGCAGTTGCAGGTGCAACAGACTTCACCGAGATTGTTCTTCCTGGTGCAAACATAAGTGCTCTATTTACTACTGCTGGAACATCTGGAACAACCGTAGACACATGGTCAACATCTGAATACTCAACAGCAAAATATCTTTTGCAGATGAAGAGTGGATCAGATATTCATGTACTTGAGGCTATTGTTACAGTAGATGGATCTGGCAATGTTTATGTTACAGCATATGCAGAAGTAATCTCTAATGCATCACTAGGAACTATAGACGCATCACACAACGCAGGTACTGTCAGCCTGATTGTAACTGCAGTAAATGCAAGTACAGAGATTAAGATCAGCAAGACATACCTAGAAGCATAATTTAGAATGTACTCAAATATAGTCTGCTATAATTTAAGAGGTGATTATATTTGAGTACTTCTAATAAAAACTTTAGGGTAAAGAAGGGTCTTGACGTTCAAGGACCTCTTGGCGTTGGCTCTGTGCCAGATTATGGTGTTGCTGGACAAATTCTTGTTTCTGGTGGAGACACTGCAGCACCAACATGGGAAGACCCCTCTGCTGGAGGTATTGCACTAAACAACGTTGTGGAGGATACAACCCCACAGCTTGGTGGAGACCTAGATGCTCAAAGTCACAATATTTCTACTGTTAATTCAATAACCCTAGACACCACCCCAACAAGTGTGCCAGCAACAGTTGGAACAATGTCATGGGATGAAGCAAATGAAACTATGCAGATACTTCTCAATGGAGTAACTCTTCAGGTAGGTCAAGAACACATTGTTCGTGTAAAGAATAATTCTAATACTACAGCCATTCCAGATAGAACTCTTGTAATGTTCGCAGGTGCTACTGGAGATACGGTTAAGGCTACACCAGCAATCACTGATGATGTTAGTGCCTATCCTTCAGATTATATTATTGGTATTACTACTGAAGAGATTCCAGCAGATGATTTTGGGTTTGTTACTCAGTTTGGGTTTGTTAATCACGTAGATACTAGTGATTGGACAGTCGGAACTCTTCTGTACCCTGACCCTGCCACACCAGGTGGATTTGTAACAACTAAACCAGCAGCTCCTGCTTGGCAAACACCTATCGCTGCAGTAACAAAACAGAACGCTTCAGCAGGGAGAATCTTTGTTCGTGCAATTCCTGGTATTCAGCTTAGTGCAGTAGAAACTGTAGAAATTACTTCACCAGAAAATAAAGAGTTGCTTGTCTATAATTCAACATCTGGAATTTGGGAAAACAAGTCACTTGGCGATGCAGGTGTCATAACAGTTTCGTCTGGTGCTAATGATGGAACCATTCAGGTAGCAATCGATGGCTCCACATCATACGAAGTTTCTGTTCAAGGTCTTGATTCAGCAGCATACACACCAAGCACAGACTACGCAACAGCAAGTCATACACACGACGACAGATACTACACAGAAACAGAAATAGACTCTGCACTTTCAGCAAAAGCACCAATCAACAACGCAACGTTTACTGGAACCACCACCACGGCAAATTTGGTGGTAGACGGAGATCTGACGGTAAATGGTACACAAAATATCATCGATACAACAAACCTGTCCGTAACAGACTCACTCATCTATCTGGCAAGCGATCAGTACAATACAGATGTTGTAGATATTGGTATCTATGGTGCTTACGGTGACTCAAATCCTGGACACTTCCACACTGGTATTGTTCGTGATGCCTCAGATGGAGTTTGGAAGCTTGTTTCTGGTGGCGACGAGCCAACTGCAAATGAGGTAGATTTTACTGGTGCAACATACGACACGCTTAAAGTTGGAGAAATACAAATAGATGGTGGTTCATCAGAATCATTCCTGAAGTCAGATGGATCTTCTGACGCTTCTGGTGGACTCGCACCAACAGGTGCAATAATGATGTGGTATACAGATACTGCTCCTTCTGGGTGGTTAATTTGTAATGGTCAATCTACAAGTGGGTATTCTGCTCTTGCTGCTGTTGTTGGAGCTACCGTTCCTAATATGCAGGGCGTTGTGCCAGTTGGTAAAAATGCTGGTACATTTGCGACACTTGGAGCAACTGGAGGAAGTGAAAATGTCACGCTAGACAGCACTCAGGTTCCATCTCACTCTCACGCAGTTAGCATAACAACATCTTCAGATTCACACACACACACATATTCTGGAAATACTGGGAACATTAGTGCTGACCATACTCACAACTATTCTGGTACTACGTCTTCCGACTCTCACTCTCACTCTATTCCAAACGTTGTATATCCAGGATCTGGAAATATTAGGGTTTTTGAGTCATGGTCTGGTGGAAATACGTCTCGTAACCACAACACTTCTGCAGATGCACACACGCACACATTCTCTGGAACGACTTCTGGCGTTAGCTCAAACCACTATCACGGATACAGTGGAACAACATCTTCATACGCACACACGCACACAGTCACTGGAAACACAGGAAATGCAGGAAGCACTGGATCACACAGCAACCTCCAGCCATACGTAGTAATTAACTATATTATTAAGACATAATATCTTTGGCGGTATGTGATAAAATAAACATATGGCAAATAATAACATATACGCTGCTTCTATCTTTTCTAAAAATCCAACTGCTATGTGGGCATTGGATGAAGATTTTTACAAAACAAGCAACAATGCCATAGTTGCGTATACTGGAACAATTAGCGATGTTTCTGGATCTGGTCCTTATTTGGCAACGCTAACTGTTCCAAATACTGCACTTTTCCAGGTAGGTCTAGATCTTGCTGCAACAGATGGAACTGGATCACTTGGCTCTGGAGTTATAACAGTAACAGATATTCTTAATACCACATCAGTTTCAATTTCATCAACAGCAACAATGTCTGTGGGTACTGTGACAAACATCTATTATGAAATACCACTAGAAAATCTGTCAACTACCATAAATATTTCAGCATATGGACTAAGAGCACGTGCCTTCGGAACAAATAACGACTACGATGGATTTTATCTATCAACATCAGAAGACGCAGACTTTGATGACCTGAAAGCAAATAACTATGGAGTCCCATTAGTTTTTGGTGCAGCAACTGCAACAAACATTTATCCAAATCCAGATACTTCCAGCTCAACAGAGCACAACGATCCATCATTAATTGTTCCTGGATTTGGCTTTCTGAATTCAGAAGGAAGATATAAGACTTTGACACTTGAAATGTGGTTAAAGATAAATTCATCGTCACACTACCCAAGAAGAATAGTTGGTCCAATTGCATCTACCGATGGTCTTTATGTCAATGGACCATTCTTGTCGCTAAAGATTGGTAAAACAATTGGTCATCACTATGTTGGAGAGTGGGCAAGACCAATGTTACTAGACATATTCTATACATCTCAAGAGTGCGGACTAATCCTAAATGGCGAAAGGGTATTGTCAATTTTCCCAGAAGATAGCGACAGGGAATTCCCAGAGAAATACACGTTGGGGTTAGAAAATGATTGGATAGGTTTTTATGCATACGAAAATGTTTCTCCAATTCAGATAGACTGTATTGCAGTATACCCATTTAGAGTTTCTGAGATTGAGGCAAAGGTTAGCTTTATTAAGGGTCAGGCAGTAGAGCAGCCACAAAAGAAAAACAGGTCATTCTCTGATGTACCACTTTCAATAGACTTCCAGTATTCAAAAAATTCAAACACATATAGTTATCCAGGTACTGGAAACTGGCAATCTGGAATCTCTACAAATATGAAAGCACAGTATTCAAACATATCTGTTCCAGAGTATGCATTACCAGGACTAAATATAAAAGATCAGACAAAAACAGTTGGTGACTGGAACGATTTTCATAAGAATATTTTATCACCAGTAGAAACACTTGATGCTGGAAGCATAATCGATACATCTTCATACTTTATGCTAAATGATTCAGAAATAGATGTTAGCGAAGATTATGCAAAAATTGACTCACAGGCATATCTAATGTTTGACCCCTTTGCCCTTGTGAAAGGTTCTACCAGTGGATTCTATGCAACACTCAAAATGCCAACCACACTGTCAAACCAAACAGTTGTAAAAATATATAATTCGCAAAACCAGTCATTTGAAATTAACATTGTTGCAGACACAACATCTTCAATACCAACAGCAACACTACAGTATGCCTTTAAGGTAAACGGTGAGATTGCAGAAACATTCTCAGCAACAGAGATTTACTCAGGTGACTATTTTGGAGTGGGCATCAACATAGAAGAGATTCTTTCTGCCAACACAGACTCACAATACCTAAAGACATTCTTTATGGATACAAATTCACTAAAGATGATGTTTGGTGGAACAGACAAATATTCAGACTCATTTGCTGGAAGAGTGTATAGGATTGGCTTCTTCGACGCATCAACATATGGTCGTGTTTCCTCATATTTCTCAGACGGCATTTTTTCAATTCCAGACTCCGAATCATCGATGCTTTTGATAAATGAAGTAATTGTTTCATACACACTGTTTATGAATTATATCTTTGGAGAGCCAATACTAGACATAGCATGTTACGGATCATTTTCAGACTATGTTCCACTATCAACCCTTGCAAAACCAGCACTCTCCTCAAGCGGAGATTTGGTAGATACCATCGACTCAATCCACTTTGGAATTGGATTTCCAAACTATGATTATCAAAATGCAATAGTCAAAAGTTTCTTTAGACTAAGAGGAATACCAACAAGCTTATATGTTGACTATGAGACTACAACAGATATTGGCGATAATGGACTAATTGTGGTTCCTTCTGGATGGCAAAATGACAGGTATGTTATTAAAGATGGAGACGTTGTGTCACTTCCAGAGTCAATCTCTCTATCAGACTACGCATTTGAAATAGATGTTGAGTTTGAGATACCAGGAATTATTAGAAACCCAATCTCTCTGTCAAACATGCTAGTGTCCTCTTTTGCAATAAACAAGAACACTGGTGCTAAAGATGGAATTGGTACGAGAGATGGCAAAGATATGTATTTAGTGTCCGTAGATAATGACTACAACAATCCAACATACACGTCGTTCAATCAGTTTGCAATATATAAAGATAGCTCGCCATACCTCTACATGACATCTCAAAGTGGTATCAAGAATGCAGGAACTATTACTGGAACAAACGGAATTGAAATACCACTAAATGAATCTGGAGCAGACAACTATATCGTTTCCGTTATGCAGATGTCAATTCTTAAGCAGTCAGCCTTCTCTACTGAGGAAGAGATATGCAGAATCAATGCGTGGAACGAATACAACTCTCCGACTAGAATCGTTATCTATGCTGGAAAGCTTGATGATGGTGGGTATGTTGGAAACATTTATGCAAAGTACCACAATGCTGACGGAACATACTCTGACTGCAACGACATAAGCATACATATAAACGGTGTTGAGTACGGCACTGATGCTTTTGGTGCAATCAGAATAAATGAATGGGCTGTTTTGTCGATATCATTTACAAACTTCTTATACTTTAGCAATCACACAGATGGCAACATGAGAGTGTTCGGAGAGTTCTTGATAAACAATGTTTCTGCATACCAGCTCATGCCATATCAGGTTGGAAAGTCACGATCATATAGAACCTGGTCATCTGTTGGAGAAACTATTTGGGATGATTGGGATAATGGTGAAACTGGTTTGTGGACTATGGTTTGGGTTTCTGGATCTCAGCCAGTCGATGGACTATCACTTGAAAACATTTATAATTCATACTTTGGAAGTTCTGTAATTGAATCTAATGATGACAGTTCTGGAAGGTTTGTGTTCTATCCAGCAAAGAGAGACGTTGTTATTAGTTCAGAGTCGTCACGAATTTTGAAAAAACCGCTATAGTGTGGTATACTTGTCCTATGACAAGTCTAGATTTAAGTAAAGTCCAGGAAAAAGAACTGGGTCCTGTTATGAAGGGACAAATTGGAAAAACTCGTATCAAGCTAATTGAAGAACCATTCTCCAAGGTTGGAGTTTATGTTTGGAAGAAGGCAGATGGAAAGTTCTTCACAGATGGTGATGGAAACGTGCTAAACATTCCAGCAATGAAAGATGACCAGGCAAAGATTACAGAGCTAAAGCAAGCTGCAGCATACTACGGTCAGGCTGATGGAGAGGCAGTATTCTTCTCAAACGTGTCTCGTGTATCTGAAGAGACCCACTCAGAGCAGGTAGACAGAATGGCAAATGGTCTAATCCCATCAATGAATGACCTAGGTGCTCTGATCGCTGCAAAGCAAACAATTGACGCATATGGAGTTGAAGCCTACAATGCAGACTAATGATGGACTCACCAGGGTGGCAATCCCAATTAAGGACGACAACTATCTAGTTGACGAATTAGGTGCTAACCAATGGAAGAACGCTGACCCATTCAATAAGACATGGACAGACGTAAAAGATATGTCGGGTCTTGACACAAACTTTAAGCGTAGAACATCACGAATTGAAAAGATGCAGTACACAGAAGACTATATGGATTCTGCCAACGCTGTTCAAAGCGGTACTGGAGATGCAAAGTCAAAGAAGATCAACCCTGGTGTTGTTTATCGTAACGCCTACGGTCTCTTTGACGTAATTACCCCTCCATACAATCTATACGAACTTGCAAACTACTACGACACATCTTTCGCCAACCACGCTGCCATCGACGCAAAGGTTGAGAACACTGTTGGTCTAGGATACGACTTTGCTATCTCTCAGCAAACAGAGATGAAGCTTGAAGATACAGAAGATAAAGAAAAGGTAAAGAAAGCTCGCAAGCGTATTGAACGCCTTAAGATCCAGCTACGTGACTGGCTAGAAAATCTAAACCAAGACGAGTCCTTCACCCTTGTAATGGAAAAGGTGTTTACCGATGTTCACGCAACAGGTAATGGCTACATTGAAGTTGGTCGCACAGTCAAGGGAGAGATTGGTTATGTGGGACACATTCCTGCCACCACTGTTCGTGTCCGTCGTCTTCACGATGGCTTTGTTCAGATTATCGGAAATAAGGTTGTCTACTTCCGTAACTTTGGTGCTAATAACGTAAACCCAATTACAGACGACACACGTCCTAATGAGATTATTCACATCAAGGAATACTCTCCCCTAAACACTTTCTACGGTGTGCCTGATGTAATCGCAGCCATGCCATCATTGCTTGGAGACGCACTTGCAAGCCAGTACAACATCGACTACTTCAGCAACAAGGCTGTTCCTCGTTATGTTGTTACGCTACAGGGAGCACAGCTTTCAGCAGAAGCTGAGGACAAGCTTTTCCGATTCCTGCAGACAGGTCTAAAGGGACAGAACCACCGCACACTATACATTCCTCTTCCAGGCGACACAGAAACTAACAAGGTTAAGTTTGAAATGAAGCCAATTGAGAATGGTGTCCAAGAAGGTTCATTCCAGCAATATCGTAAGCAGACTCGTGACGACATTCTTATCGCTCACCAGGTTCCACTTTCAAAACTTGGCGGTAGCGACTCAAGTGCAATTGCAGCAGCACTATCACAAGACCGTACATTCAAAGAACAGGTCTCACGTCCTGCACAGCGTAATCTTGAAAAGGTACTCAACAAGATCATCCGTGAAAAGACAGACATCCTTGAACTCAAGTTTAACGAGCTTACCCTCACAGACGAAATTGCACAGTCACAGATTCTTGAGCGTTATGTAAAGACTACAATTATGACACCAAACGAAGCACGTGAACAGCTTGGTCTTCCACAACGTGCAGACGGAGATAAGCCATTTGAAATGAGTTCTCGTCAGGCTGCTGACGCTCGTGCTAACACTGCACAAAATAGACAGAGAGATGCCGAGAGAGCAAACAATCAGTCTGATGGATCTGCTACAATAGAAGGTAGAAATCCAAAGGGAGAAGGAAATTCTTCCGAATAAAAGAAATTGTTACAAACTCTTAACATTTCTTAAAAACTAGTGTATAATGAATTTAGTATGACTATTCAAAAAGCCCATTGGGACATGGATGGCGAAAACGTTCGTCTCTCCATGCCATTCAGTAAAGTTGACCAGGAGAGACGTATCGTCTCTGGTTTTGCCACACTTGACAACGTTGATCGTCAGGCAGATATTGTTACTACAGATGCTTCGCTTAAGGCTTTTGCGAAGTTCCGTGGAAACATTCGTGAGATGCACCAGGCAATCGCTGTTGGTAAAATGATTGCATTCAAGGAAGACAAGTACTTTGACCCAGAGACAAAGAAGTTCTATTCTGGAGTTTATGTTTCAGCTTATGTATCAAAGGGTGCTCAGGACTGCTGGGAGAAAGTTTTGGACGGTACTTACTCAGGCTTCTCAATTGGTGGTAGAATGAATGACTACGAGAACGCATATGACGACAAGCTTGACAAGCAGATTAGAATTATTAAGGATTACGAATTGCTAGAGCTATCATTGGTAGACACCCCTGCAAACCAATTTGCAAGCATCGTATCAATTGAAAAGAACTCCTCAGAGACAGGCACTGAGCTTGTTACAGAAAACGTATTCTGGGATGGCGAAACAGGCATAGTAATGCTTTCAGAAAAGGATGTAGAGGTTAGCCCACAAACTGGAGAGCCTATGCAAAACATTGGATTTGTTGAGAAGTCAGACGCTGACAAGCTTGACATGGTAAAGTTCTTAGTTGATAGTGCTAAAGGCATTAATGTGACTAAGATGACACAGGAGG